TGACGAATCCAGTCTTGCGCGTTCCGACGGAGCTGTGTTTACAGCAGACGATGTGCCGAAAGCTATGATGCCATTCTGGGCAGAGTTTTCAATATAAGTAGAATAGTATGATGCACTGTCTACAGAGCTGGTGTTAAGGTTATAGTTTGCAGTCCAGTATTGCTTACCGCCGCTTGTGCCGTTCATGCCAATGCGACCCTTGTAAGGCCAACCAGAAGCAGCCATCACGATGCCATTGCCTGTGCCTGTTGGGCCATCGGTGTTTATCGTAACAGCATAAGCAGTGCCGCTGAGGTGGAGGTCTTTGAAGCGGCTAGTAGATATACCCAAATCAATGGCATCATTGTTAGCACTACCGTCTGAGTTTCTAGGTTGAATAGCAGGGCCACTATCCCAAAACCTTAAACCAGCAGTGCCAGTGCCTATTACTATATCACCAGCAACCGTCCCAATCGACCCGACAGTTGTATTATCCTTGCGGAGTTCTAAAATAGTTCCGTCGCTAGTTTTGCGATTTAGGATAAGTGGTTGGAATGAGCTATCAGTAATAGTTACATACCCACCTGCTGTGGCAGTAAAGCCATCGTTAGAAACTGTTGCGGAGGTTTTCCCCACCATAAAGTTCCCAGACGCATCCAGTCTTGCGCGTTCTGTGCCAGCAGTCCAAAAAGCCATAGGAGTGCTTTTATAGTTCAATATATTTACTGCACCGTCATTACCATTGTTAATGATTTGGAAGCCTTGAGCAGTTCCAGCCGTGCCACTTGTGTCTGATGTATTTACAAGTTGCAACCGACTTGAGCCACCAGAGACAAGTGTGTTCTGACCAATAATATATTGATTAGAGTTTCCACCCGCTGAGTGTAGAGTTCCACTAGGCGAACTCACGCCGATACCTACCAGACCCGAGCTGGTGATGCGCATAGCTTCAGATGAGTTTGTAACATTAAACGCATGACTACCGCCCACGTTACCTGAAGAAATATATGTAACGAGATTTGCATCTGGGTCTACGCCGACCCGTAAGTAAGCACTGTCTGAGCCATTAGTTCTTTTGATTTGCAGAGCGTTTAGAGAGCCAGCCCCCGCTGTGTCAATATGCAGTGGAGTTTCAGGCGAATCCGTGCCGATGCCTACGTTGCCATTTCCTCGGATTATCATTCGAGTATTAGTGTTGTATCCAGAGTTATACAAGCTGCCAAAACGCATACTAACTTGTGAGCCATCAAACTCTGTATAAATTGCTCCAGTTACATTTGCGTTGTCCCTAAAGGAAAGCTGGGTTGTTGCTGACCTATCGGAAGCATAAGTTCCTTCTAAAGAGAGTAGGTCAGTAGTTCCCTTTACATGCAAATTGCTATCAGGCGAAGTCGTGCCGATGCCCACATTCCCGCTGCTGTCGATGCGCATGCGTTCTGTGTTAGCACCAGTTTTGAAGGCAAGCATATCCCCAGAAGCCGTTGTTCCCATATAGAAAACATTGCCGCTAACTTGCAGCCGACCAGTCACGGCAGGGTCAACAAGGTCAATATAGCCATTCGTAGCGGTAAACCTGCCTAAATTAGCACTGCTCGAAACTACATCAATCTTGGCTGCTGGCGAGGTTACTCCGATGCCAATATTTCCAGACAAGTCTTGCACTAATGCTGATGGCAAAGTGCTTGGCCCAATATTCAATACACCACTGCTGTTCTTCCAAATCCTGTGGGATATGGCGTTACTGCTGGTCAGAGCAATACCGTCTGTATTTGCGTCACCATCTTGGCGAACAATCAGTGTGCCGCCTGAGGTAGCAACACCTGTGCCACCGTTTATTTCAAGAAAACCTGCTGGCGAACTCGTGCCGATGCCTACCAGACCCGCGCTGGTGATGCGGAGGCGTTCTGTGCCGTTAGCACCTGTGCCAAACTTTAAATTGTTTGATGAATCAGTAAATATCCTTTGGTAATAGGAGTTACCCGTATGCTGCAATCTAAGCTCGGCATTTAAACCACTTGCGTGAATTAGTGAACTTGGCGAACTCGTCCCCAGCCCTAACCGACCATCACTGGTCAGCCTTGCCTTCTCGCTGCCGTCAATCTGGAAATCCATATAAGAGCTTGCATAGCTGTTGCCAGAATCAGCGGCAAATGTCAGATTGCCCAGACCGCTGCTGATTGATGCGTATACGGGCGAGCCGCTATTGTCTGTGATAAACGCTTGACCAACTAGAAGGCCGTCACTCTCAAGCCCCAAGCGGAAAGCAGAGCCACTGCCTTTGATGTGGGTTTGGTAAGAAGGCGAACTCGTGCCGATGCCTACGTTGCCGTTATAGGCTATACGCATGCGTTCTGTGCCGTCTAATTCAAATCTGTGACCGCCAGAAGACGCGGATACAGCATTATATGCAACGCCACCTGCGCCTAATTGTTCAATATCAAAGTAATATGTTCCATCATATGCAAGCCTTAACGCTCGACCACTTTGCGCTGTGCTAGATTGTGCGTGCAAAGCAACTGCTGGCGAACTCGTCCCCAGCCCTAACCGCTCCGCACTCGCATCCCAGAACAGCTTGGGCGTTGTGCCTGTGTCTTCGTATCCTAAATAAATATCGCCGCCAGCCCTAATCTGCATCCGAGCAGTGCCGTTCTCACGGAACGTGTGATAACCATTTAGGGCATCATAAATAATACCAGTGCCGCTTCCGTATGTTTTTATTTCTCCGTTAAACCCAGAGTTGTCGAAAGAAAAAACATTATTTACAGTCAGACCATCAGCCGTGACCGTGCCAGTGACATTAATGCCACCGCTGGTGGTGGCGAACTTGGCTGAGTTGTCGTAATAGAGCGTGACTGCAGCGTTATCCTGAAAACGCGCCAAAACATCATTTGAGGTATTACCCTGAAACCAAAGGTTATTAGATGCTTTAATGTAAAGGTCGCCCTGTCCCACGTCCTGAATAACGCTGTCACTTCCATTATGATAAATCTGCAAGTCATTGCCAGCACCGAAGAGGGCTTTGCTGTCATCAGCAAACTTTAAGTCTTCCTCAGAAGCATCCCACGTTAGTTTTGGGGTTGTGCCTGTGTCTTCGTAGAAGGAGATGTTGTTACTGTCTCTGCCTATAGAGATAGCGGTGTTTTTAGTTCCGTTAGTTTTACCACCAATGCTGACCACTGTATTCGCATCGTCATAGCTAAAGTGTGCGCCATAGGCAGTTGCGGTTGGGTCACGTACAACTAAACCTGCGTTTGAATTAACAGCTCCTGTTAGTTCTACATTGCCTGAACTAGACAAATCAACTTCAAGTCCGTCTGAAGATACTTTGCCAGTAACGTTTATGCCTGTGCTGGTGGTGGCTAGTTTGGCGGAACCGTTGTGATAAACATAGGCAGAGCCATCTGCTAAACCTAAAAAGATGTTTTCATTTGTTGCGCTTCTAAGTGCAATCTCAGAAGAACCCCTTAAATACAAGCCGCCCGTTCCAGCATCCTGCACATAACTATTCGACCCATCGTGATAAATCTGCAAGTCAGAGCCAGCACCGAAGATGGCTTTGTTGTTGTCGCCGAATGACAAGTCGCCCGTCAGGCTGGCAGCAGCAAAAGAGGGACTGGTCAGGGACACAGTACCGTCATTGATATCAGCTAAGTCAGCCATAATTTCACGGAACGCATTATTAACATGCGCGGGAAACATTTGATTTTCACCAAGAGGTACGTCTTGAATGTCTGTATTATTATCGGCTGTATTGTCGTATTGAGTGATATTTGATTTGGTCATATCAGCCCTCTATAAGGTTTGGGTTACGCCCTTCAGCAGCGGCAACCATAATCTCTGTGTTTAACTCATTGGCCTTAACCATCTCGTTGCGGAAGCTCTCAATAGCCGCGCCAGCGTGAGATGTTTGTCTGCCGTTTTCTATTAATAGCACAGGCAGCATGGACATGGAACAACCCCACTCAGAAATCTCTTCTCCTGTCTGCGGGTGCATACCACGCACCTCAATAAACCAAGCACACTCCATCTGCTTGCAAGGCTCGAAGTTATTGAGGGGGCAGTTATGTTTGACCTCCAACTTCATTGGCTAGTCTTTTGCTGCAATGATTACATCCACATAAGAGACATCAAGGTCAATGGCCGTGCCTGTGAAAGAGCCTGTTGAGCCAGCGTGTCCGTGACCAGATGCACCGCCAGATGTTGCAGTCTGTGTGCCAGTACGTTGGTCGCCGACATCATCGGTAGCTGCTACACGAAGATTAGTTCCGCTAGGGGCAGACGCATCAAACAAATCAATGTCGTGACTGTGAGATGGGATTTCAGATAGCGTTAGAGTGTGCGAGGCAACAGTAACAGAAACAGAGCCAGCAGGCGTGTGACTTGCAAAGGCGGTCTCAAAAGCTACGCTACCACCAGTGCCTACAGTGCCGCTTGTAATACGCAAAGCCTTGTCATTATGCGTGGTGTCTTTTGTCCAACCAGTAGGCGCAGCAGTCTGCTGAAACAACATCTTTGTGCCAGACGGAAAAGCATCAATAGCTACGCTGTTAATTGTCGCCGTATCAAAATCAGGAGACACAAGGGAGATAGTGCCGTCATTGACATCTGCCAAGTCAGCCATAACCTCGCGGATGGCGTTATTAATGCCAGCAGGACTACAGCCCTCGTCAATGTTTTGACTCTGCACATCTGTGTTAGATGCGGCAGTGTTTGCATAATCTCTAATACTATTCTTAGCCATGATTTTATTCCTGTCCTAAAAGGCCACCAGCAGCCAATCCGCTTGTTGCTGGAACAACTGACCGCACTGCGCCGCCAGCACCAGACAATAAGCCACGGGTAATTGGTACGCCAGCTCGTGAGTACATTGGTGCTGCCAGCGCCGCCGTACCCATAGTTTGATAAAGTGGAGCAAGATTGCCAGAAAGCGCTTGTTGACCAACCGCCAGACCCGTTAAGGGTGCAGCTATAGCACCTTCACCAGACCTCTTGCCTATAACCTGTTGCCCCGCCAAAGCAAAATCTTGGTCAGTCATTTGTCCTCTAGCCGTTTGTCTAGGGGATTGTTGCCTCATAGACTGCATAAGCTGCTTTGGCGTAAAATCCCCACCTTCCGCAATGGCTTTATTTACAGACCGTTCAATCGGAAGAATGTTTTTGTAAGCCTCGTTAACACGAGAAAGAGCCTTAGAGCCAGTATCATCTTGGCGAGCCAGCTCTTTTCGGAAGGCTGCTTTAACATCATTTAAGGCAAATGCAGTGTCAGGACGGCTAGCTTTAGTTTTGGTTCTGGCGGCTGCGCCCAAACGAGACTCAATCTCTTTCAAGACCTTACCGTCAACCTTTCCGCTTTTGGGCATTTTAGAGAAAATATTCCCAACAAGGTCGCTAAACTCTTTTAGGTCTTTCCCATAAAGGGTAGGTTGAGATTCAGCCGCTTCTGATATACCAATCTGGACGGCCTTAGCCATCTCTTCCGCAGAGCCAATATTAAGAGACGGAATAACCTTTTCGTATTCTTTAGAAATTATATCCATAGCCTTGTCAAAAGCCTGCACCCCTCCCAAGTCTGCCTCCTTTGGCAAACTTACCCCAAGAGGTTTTAAAGCTCTATTCATCGTTGCGGCAGTAAAACCAGTTACAGCTCGGCCTCTAGCTTGCTCAACAAATTCTTTAACAACAGGAATTACCCCTAGTGCTGATTCCGTGAGTTTAGGAACGCCACCCATCGCTTGACCAGCAGTAACAGGAACTCCCTCAGAAATAAGTTTTTGAGCCTGCTTAGACACTTTTGGAAAAGCCACGCCAGCAGCGCCACCAAGGACACCACCCAACGCGCCACCAACTCCTGCGCCAGCTAAACGCTCCCCTTCCTCAGCAGCACCCGCGCCATACAACGCCCCTTCTGCCGCGCCAGTTGCAGCAGCGCCTACTGGGGCTGACTTAAGAGCAGCAGGAATAAGCCTTCCTGCGGCTTGCGCTCCACGCCCCAAAAGACCAACACCTAAAAGTGATGTAGGAATGGAGGCTGCTATCTCGATTGGATAAGCGTACTGAGGCGACTCTTCCCTAAAACGTTCTAAAGCCTGACGCTCTTCAGCAAGAGCCTCTTCATATGTTTTACCACCAAGAGATTTAGCCAAGGCAACAAGCTCATCGCCAAATCCAAAGGTTAATCCCTGCCCAGCAGCACGCGCTATGTCAGAAACAGTAGATGATGAATCATCTGCTTGTGTCTTCTTTTTTCTCCGCTCGATAGCCTTCTTTTTAAGCTCTTCTATAGATGACATAACAAAACCTAATTTAATCCGCGCCAAGTTAGACGCTCTTCATATGGAGTCTCGGCCCAATCATCCTGATTAAGACCCGCGTCAACAAAAGACTGGGGCAACTCAAAGGTAGGCATTAGAACTGTTTTATGTTCTGGCGCACCTCTAAAGTCGGAACGAGAAGAGCCGTAAAACTGAGAATCACCAATATAAGTTTGGTACTTCTCTTCCATCACCGATTGAACCGCACGAGCAACAATGCTTGGGTCTGTCGTCCAATCACCCAAAGAGTTACCAAGTCGTTCCATAACGCGACGGGCATCTTGTTCTGTCATCACGCCACCACCAACAACCTGCTCCCTAAACATACCCAGAAGGCCTTGTTGTTCACCTTGAGCCAGTCGCCTTGCAGCTTCTTGTGGGGACAAATCCGCCCCAAAGAGTGTTTTAATGTTACCTGACCATGTTTGCATTTTTCCCTTCAAACCTTTTTCAAGGTCTGGAAGTTTATCAAAAAACTTTTGAACATTCTTAAACTGGCCAGCAGTTGTGTTTAAACTTGAATATTCTTTCTTTAAATCTGCGCGAGAAGCAACCCCCTTGCCCATAATACCTAAACTTGACGGGACATAAATTGATGTGTCGATTGGCTTAAATGTCGCTTGGTCAACGACCTCTTGGGTTTGAGTGTCAGTGAGTGTGCGAATGAAATCGTCTGGATTATCTTTATTTACATAAAGAGAGGGGTACTTATATCTAGTTCCGACTCTCCCTGAACCACTTGCCCTAGTCAAATCAGCTTGAGCCTTTAGCGCATCAAGCATAGGTTTTTGCACAGCTTCTTTTTCAGCGGCGCGAAGGGTTGGCAACTGAGCGGCAATGGCAACAGGGTCAATGGGGCGTAATTTATCTAAGTCTTGAGCCGTCACCAAAGATGGCATACTAGCCCTTTGCATGGCAGTAAATCGAGCCATGTCGGCAATATTCCTAGCGGCTTGAGGTACTACAGGTGCTACAGCTTCACCAACACGACCAGCAAACCTTTGAACTCCACCAAGAAGCCCAGAGCCGACTCCTTGATTGGAAGGGAGTAAACCCTGCGGGGCATCACTTTGCTCCATCGGATTCATCCGAGCTTGAAGATTCTCAAGGGAAGGCAGGTTCAAGTTCCGCAACATTCTAGGGTCAATAGCCATTTTAATTTCCACCAAAATATAAATCACTAAAGTCTGGCGCAGGTACTGAGAACGCAGAAGACCCGCCTAAATCAATGCCTGTATTATACGACGCTGGGGGTGCTGGCCTGTTCATAAAATTGCCAAATGCCTGACCAATCTGAGGGGCTGCCTCCATTAAAGCTCCGCCAGCCAAACTGCCTGATGAAGGCGCATACAGTGGTTGAGTTACATTACTGCCAACAGTAGAGCCTCGAACAATATCAGACAGCCTTTGCGTTGCAGTGACGGGAGCTTGTCGAAGCGCATACTCCTCTCCGCTTAATAGACCGCCGAGGCCAAGACCGCGCTGGATGTTTGTAAATGGCATATCCCCAACAGTGGCAGCACCAGTAAGCCCTGCGGCAATATCGCTAGTGCGTTGACCAGCAAGACTACCAAGACCAGAAGCCCTAGACAGGTCTGCCGATATGTCCTGTTGCCTAGCCTGCAAGGCAAGCGGAGACATAGCCCCAAAACTTGCGTCAGCTAATGCGTCGGCAAATGCCCTACTACCCAAGCGACCACCAGCAGCAAACTGAGATGTGACGGGACGCATCGCCCGCTCAACCGCACGTTGACTTGCTGCCAGAAACTCTGGGGATTCCATTGTTGAGCCAGTTGTGCCTCGATACATTTGGGCCGCCTCATCGAGAAGACCACCGCCCCCAAGAAGCCCAGATACGGCACGCTCACCAGCAGCCTGAAACGGGTCTTCAGCAGCAGCGCGGGTCATTCCCCTCTCTACAAGACTACGCTCATAAGGGGAAAGAGTTTGGATGTCTTCAAGAAGACCTCCCTGCCTAATATCTTGAATCTGGCTTGCAAGCGCATCATATTCGCCAGCTATGTAGCTTGGCGGGGCGGTTTGCGTTGTAGATGTGCCTGACTGACTAGCGCCGCCACCACCCATTTGAGAACCCGCTACAGTTATAGTTGCTGCTCCTATAGCTGCCCAACTCATATTACGTTCCTAACTTGCTCTATGAACCCATCAATAGATGATGAGTTTTTCGGCTCTATATTAACATCTTTAAAAGATTTTGCTATAACTTCTTCTTCTACATCAAATATGTTTGTTTTTTCCGATGGATGAACTGTTACAAAAAAACAGTCTTCGTGAACAATAACGACTCTTTTTGTTCCAACCTCAGTTATTGAATAGTAAGGCGCTTTAACTCTTTTTTTACCAGATTCCTCTATTATTGTAACCTCTCCCTCAAGAAGAAATATAGGATGATTGGTGTTGTGTATCTTACTTACAACGGTATGACCAGCAGGCGCTCTAAACTCCCTTATGTATTGTTTTTCCGTAAACCTATGCTCTACAGGCATAATAACATTCAGCATGTTTTCCCCCAAAGCCTCTTCTGTTTCCCTTAATTCGTCTTCAAAAACAGTTACTTTTTCTCGCCAGCTTTCCTTAGCTCTCTTTTGCTCAAGAAATAACCATATATCGTCAAACTCAAAAGGAAACTCTTTGTCCGAGGATTGCAAAAACTCATCAAAACCTATCTTGGCATAATCCTTTGCTGTCATTTCTGTCATGGTTATCTCCTTTAACCGATAATAACATAGGCAAGGTTGCTATTGTGTCCGTGGTTCTTGTGACCAACAACAAAGCTGCCATTCAAACGAGAGCTTATATATGGGTCAACATCATAGTAATGAGAGTCCAAACCCGTAAACAAAATTACACTATTAACACTTGCACGACGGTCAATAACAGTCGTTGACGTAGTACCGTTTACTGCCGTAAACGTGCCAGTGCTGTTAATCTTACCCTCTATAATGTTGTTCACTACCTCAGAAATTTGACGAGGCGAACCACCCTCTTTAGGAAGATTGCGGAATTGATTAGCCATTACCTGCGACCTCTAATCTGCCCGTCAACATCAACACCCTGAACATTCGTCCAGTTGCCGCTCAAATTTAACCGCACACGATGAAAGCGACCAGATGAGCGCACTGGACAGAAGTTATCACTGTTCAGAGTCGAAGCCGCACCAAAGCTAACCTCAGCATTGTTAGAGTCACGAGAAGCAACCTGTGCAGTAATCGTAGCAGTTGTGCCGCTACTATTTTCAACATATGGAATAATATTATTGACAAGGGAGCTACGACCCGCCTGCAAATCAAACTCGCCAGTCTCCACAATAGCATCAAGGTTTTCGCCAGTGAATGTTTGAATCTTTTTATCCTTTGCACCAGCAAAGAAAAACTCTCCGCCCTTGTAAACCGATGAATCAAGTGAGCTAGGGAGAGTGTCCAGATTACTAGAAATAGTAGCAAGGCCTTCAAGAGTATAACCAGCAGTAAATAGGGAAGCCATAGCGTCCAAACCAATATTAGCAGTACTCCAGCCATCTGTTGCATAGTTATAAATAATCAACTCATCAGGTGAGCCATCCCCAGAGTCAACACTAGGATAAGACCAGACAACAATCTGACGAGAGGGGTCAACAACGGCACTCATTCGAGCAGAGTTATTTGACTGAAACCTCTTCAGAAAAAATCTGTTTATCTTTTCCGCGCCAATAGGTTTGGAAGACTGACCATCAAATACATAAAAGCCATCATCAGAAAGATAAAATACATTGCGACCAACAGAGGCAACTGAACCAGAAATTTTACAACCGCGCTGTAGTTGAACCTTGTCAAATTCAAACACAAGCGGAGAGCCAACATATTGCGCTCGTACAATACCTTTCTCCATTAAAATAGTTGCATACTCACCACCAACAAGTCCAGTAACAGAACCCATGTCTGAAATGTCCTGAAAGTCAGCTTGTGTATTCGCGCTGACAGCCCAGCTATCATAGTCACCAATACCAGACCAACGAACACGATAAGGCTTTTCTCCATCAGTGCTATCGTTAGTGTAACCACACATTACAAAGTCACGCACAACCGCAATAAACTTTGCCTTCGGCGGAGTCCCAGCCAAGTCAGCAAAGCGACCACCACCAGCAGCGGTTATTGTTTGTATTGGGTCGCTGTAGTTGGTTGCAATTACGGCTTCCCCGAACTGAACAAAACGCCAAGAGTAACCATTACCAGTTGTGTAAGATGCGTCAGATGTCTTAGAAATATCATCTAAATTAGAATTCGTAGCGTTAAGTTTATAAAGAGAGTTTTCATCTCCGACATAAATTGCAGAAGAAGCAGAGTTATCTTTTGCAGCAAACATGCCCCTAATGAATTTGTTAGAAGCATCAGAAAAAGGAAGCACATCGGGCAGGTTGCTATAACCGTTAGCCGCTGGCACTACGTTAGTAGCAACAGTTGCTCCCGCGTTCTGATACGGTGGTTGGTCAGGTAAAAATTGTCCTAGCTTAATCATTGTACATTCCAACTCTCAGAGCCTTCAGAGACAACAGTCCAAATTTCTGTTCCCTCTAAAATTTCTGACCATGTTTCGCCTTCTTCTGTAACTATAGACCAATCTTCTCCTAAAATCTCTACATCTGTTTCTCCAATGGTCACTATATTTTGAAGAGATGCACTTCCATCAAACACACCATTTCCTATAGATTCCATCAAAGATTGTGTTGCTGGGGTCGCCGCGCCAATGGCGATAACATTAGCGGAGCTAATCATTGTTGAGGGGCCAACGACAAGAGAAGCGCCAAATCTAATTCGGATTCCTTCTGATGTAATTGTGACTGATACCGCCTCAGAGGCAGAGCCAAAAATAATAACTGCTGCCTCAGAGCTTGCGGTTGCGCTTACAAATGAATTAGAATTTCCTAATCTTATTCTTATAGAGTTAGAAGTAAGGGCTGTTGAGGAAACAAATGCGCTAGACTCACCAACCCTTAAAGCAACTGATGACCAAAATGATGCGTCAAGCAACTCCTGACGCATCTGGTCAAGATTTCCATAACCATTTAAATCATCTAAGGAAGGCCCAACAATATCGGCCATAACTAAGCAGCCGTGATGTCAATGCCCGATGCAGCAATCTTGAAGATGTCTCCATCCGCGATTGTTTTAGATGCTGTCAAAGCAGAGTGAAAAAGAAGATTTCCACTTGTTGAGGCATCCCAAAGGCCAATATGAGTAATTGTCCCAAAAGCGCCACCATTAGCAGCAGGAAACTCAACAGCAGCATTGTTAGATGCTGTGCCAGATGAAGACGCACCAAATGCAATAGTTTGTCGCGCATATCCGTTACCACTTACCTCTGTGCCTGTACCCGCATCGGTTGGGTCAGCGGTGTGTAGGGACACATATACATTCGATGGCGAAGACGTACTAGACGTGCCAAGAAAATGGTCGAGAAACTTGTTCTCAAGATAATCACTCATTGCGCTCATGTTAGTTCTCCATAGTCAGATTTCATTTGAAGAGCAGAACCAGCTTGCTTGCTGCGCTCTTCTTCGCGCTTAACTTCATCAATAGCCCGTGTAAATAACTGCTCATATACAGTCGTTTTTTGGTCATCCATTAAATATACACTAGCAGCAGCTAAAGCGCCATAGAGATATGCGTCAGGATGACGAGTCAATATTTCATTTATTGCGTTGCTGTCGGAGAGGTCTGGGATGCCCTCCATATAAACAATCTCTGCCGTGTAAGCAGAGTCAGGCTCTGGGGCAAACTTAATCTCACCACCAATAATTGTGTAGGCGCGTGGTTTTCCCTGAGCATTACTTGCGTAAAGCTCATCCAACTTTGCTGGTGTGTAATACTCAAGAACTTCCTTTGGGGAAGTGTTTAGCTTTACAAGGCGAATAGAGCGTAAATCAGTTGGCAAGGATACATATGCGTCACCACCCGTAAGAGTCGCTATGGCGCGTTTCTCTTGGCTACGAGCGTTCATCTCACGAGACATACGAGACTCAGCAATAGAAATAAAATCAGGTATCTGCGCGGTCAAATCATCACGAGCCAAAAAGTTGGCGATAGATGTCTTTAGCTCGGAGTAATTTGTGATTGCCATTATACTGTACCGCCACTGGTTCTAAAAAACCGATTATCGTATTCATTAAGCCACTTTTTCCAACCAGTAGGATTATCTTTCGGCTGGCCTAGCTCTTGGATTAGCTGATGATACAACGCTGTGGGTATTTCCGCAACCTTCTGTTGGTGGCGCTGCGTATCGCCAATTAACGAGTTTGAGCGATACTCATTACGCTCTGCTGCGTTGCGAGAAAGCAAGGAGCTAACATCCTGACTGCTTTCAAAAATAATCTTTCCACTTTCGTCAAAATGCGCCCACGTTTCTTTCCCCGTGACCGCATCTTTTTGTACAAGTTTCTTCTTCATCTTTCTCCCCTAAAGTGAACGGGGGTAGCCGAAGCTACCCCCTCAACACTTACGACAGGTCGTAAACAGCGCCATGCGCTTTTGGTGCTGAAACTTTGAGAGTCCATTCCGTGAGGATTTGGAACTTCTCAGAGTCACCCGTTTTCGCCATTTCTTGTACGGCGAAGTTACGGTTTGGCAATGTGCAGATAGAGGCGTAGTCACTGTCAAGCAGATACACGCGGTCATCTGAAGCAAAGCGGTCGATTACAACGTCGAGCTGACCGAAGTCGGACAGATACAGCGAAACTGACCCAACGATAGCTGCTTCACGAGGAGCAGTATAGTTGATTTGGTTGGTTGCAACTGAACCGCTGTTCAAGTCGCTGAAAGCGGCTTTTTTAGCAGGAGAAACAACCAGCATGTTCGGCTGACCACCATCGGTGTAAGCAGCTTGCATTGCGGTGTCGATTTGAGCCAGAGTCATGGCGCGGTTCGTACCTGACATATCAGGAACATCCGTGCCGTCACCAGTAGCAGCAGAAGTGCCAGAGGCATCATCTACATTGGTAATCCAGCTTGACAAAGTACCAGCTTTACGCGGGTCAGAACCACTACGGGCTGTATCCGAGTGCAGATACTTCTCGATGTCACGACGCAGCTCAAGACCTTTCAAAACTTTTTGATAGGCAGTTTCCTTGTCGCGGCCTGCTTTATCAACAGCGTCCAGCGTACCAGAAACTTGTGCATCTTTTTGCGAGATTTGCATGTAGTTGCCCAAGCGAGTGGTGGCAGTCGGCGTATCATAAGTAGCGTCAGCACCTTCGTTCTGGTAGTTGGTTGCTGAAGCAGCAGCCAGTTCTTGTACTTGCCATTC